TTTGTTCTACATACCTAGATTTATATATATTAGCTGTGAATTCGTCAACTATTATTAGCGCAGAATCCTCAATTCCTAATATTAGTGCTACATTGGTTGACCCTTTCATGCGCTCTAACCACGCACATTGGAGCGCGGACAACGAATGACGGATCGCGGTTGTGTCTTTTTTAGGTAGGGATTTGACGTATTTATACTCAACGAAAAGCACACCTGCAGGGCCCGCATACATGGCGTCGGGTACACCTCCCGTATACGTGTCGTGGATCTTCCACTTGTAGACATCGGGTGACAGAGCGTTATGTATGCTTCGTACAAAGCTGTGCTCGTTCATAAAGTAAGTAGCCCGTTTCGGTCAACGGTGGGCTAATCCGTTGAATCAGGACGCAATCCCGCGCCCTTGACCTGGAGGAATGGTTATTTACCGTGCTGTTCGTAAAGACCTTCAGCAAATCGGTAGTCTTCTTCTTTAGTCCAGCCCGCGAACGAGACGTCTAGGTTTAACCATGACCCCTTATCGTTGCTTGCCGGTACAGCCTGCATAGTCCACAAGCCAGCGAAACGATCGCCGCCTTTCATACCAATCTGGCTGTTCCAAGTCTTAGAGACTCTGAGCTTGGTGTTGGCAAAGTCCATGATTACTGGACCTTCTAGCTCGCCAGTTTCAGCGTCTTTAAGCACCAACATGTGTCGGTGTGTTGGAGACACTGTATAGTCGTCAGGTCTGCCTGTTGCCTCAATAGCTTCTTGGGCTGCAATTGCAGATCCGTAACTACCGAGTAAACCACCGCCTGCGTCACGATTTTTCCAGACAGTGTATTCACTGCTGAAAGTGATGCTGATGATGTGGAGAGTGTCTGAATAGACTTGATCAGTAAGTGTGTTGTAGAACAAACCTACCTCTGCCCCTTTCACAAACTTGGGGTGGTTTTTGTCTACTTCGTCGTGCATTTTTTGCAGCAATTTCAAACGAGGTATCTGTACTTCTGCTCCTACGTTTTCGTTACCACGGCCAGCGCCCATTGAGGCTGCTACGTGTGCTGGTACGTTGTCTTCTTTTATTGCTAACGCTGTGCTACCCATATCGATTGTTCCTTGTTAAATGTCAGTTGTTAAGTTTTACGGTTAAAGTTTTCGAAAGTTGACGCGTCTTACACTACGAGGTGCTACGCCAGGGACAACTTCGCCCATCTTTAGCAGCTCTTTGTAAGCAGTCGAACTCACACGTCGTTGAAGCAAGCTGAAATCCTGAGTACTTGTGACATGCTCATAGAGAGCATCCCAGTCAGTAACATCGGGCACAGTGTCTTCGTTGATCGACACAGAAGCGTTTTCATTTGCTGTTCTTGAAACCCCTTCTGAGTCCATCTTCTTGAGCAGGAGAACGTCTACGTATTTTTCTTCTCCACGCAATTCTTTTAGCTGTCTATTCAGCTGATCCATTTGGCCTTTGATCTCGGCACGATGGTTGATTAGTTCAGTGATGCTTTGGTTTTCTAGGCTTGACGCCGGTAGTTCTGCTACTACGGTCATGATGCGATCCTCCGGTTTGTGTGTAGGTCTTTTAGTACGGAAAGAAGGTTTTCCATCTTCCCAGTTTTGGTTTCTAGCTTTTGATACACATCGGTTTCCCATGTGTCTTTGGCTGCAATTTGGATAATCTCTGTTTTTTCTGTTTGACCAGCGCGGTATATACGTCGGTTGAATTGGACGTAGTGCTCGGCGTTGTAAGTTGGTGATGCCCAGATAACAGTTTTTGCTTTGGTCATGGTTAGGCCGTGTCCTGCTGATTGGGGGTGACAAAACACCACCTGCAGCTGGCCCGCTTGCAATCGGTCGACGATTTCTTTTCGTTTGGACGCTGCTACAGATCCATCGATTACTCCGTACGCAATGCCCATCTTTTCGGCAAGCATCGTTAATTGCTCACGTTCGTGCTTCCAGTTGAAAGCAACTAATGACTGAGAACGTTCTGCAACTAGCTGCATTACTAGCTCGTAGCGCTCTGCATGTATGCCTTGGGCTGTGCCATGCTCGTCATAGATAGAGCCAGTGCAGAGTTGCAGTAGTTTTTTGACTTTAGCGCCAGCATGCACAGCGTTGATTGTTGTCTGTCCGGTGTATAGGACGTTGTCCTCGGCCAGTTGCTCGTACTGCTGTTGTATTTTCTTAGGCAACGTTACGTATACGGTATGAACACTTTGTGCTGGCATGTCGATACATTCCGTTAATTCGTACCTAATGTTGATGTCGCTTAGTGCAGCACCAACAATCTCTTGTGCATCTTCTTTGTCGTGCCATTCGTTAGCGAAGCCATTAAAGCTAGATGTACATACACTGCTACGAAACGAGTAGAAGCGATGGCCTAGACGTTCACCATCGTCAACGATCAGTGTTGGGTGCCATATGTCCGTGATTGTGTTGCTGTTGGGGGTGCCAGACATGGCGATACGGTTTGTAAAGGCTTCTGCAATTTTTCGGCACGCTTTGCTGCGCTGGCTGTCTTTGTTTTTAAACGCAGTGAACTCGTCGATAACTAATGTGTCGAAGCCACACAATACGTGGTAGTTCTTAGCGATCCACTTAACTGCGTCGTGATTAGTAATGACAACATCTTCTGTACCGAGGAATGCTTTCTCACGGTTCTTGGCGTACGCGCAAACGTACGTTAGGTCAGGCGTGAACTTTTCAATGTCATCACCCCATGAACTCTCGAGGATCGACAATGGTGCTAAGACAAGTGTCCGTGTTCCGTTGTCTTTGATTGCGTCAAGTACGGAACGTGTTTTACCTGTACCTGGATCAGATGTGATAAGGCAGCGTGGGTTACTGTTAATGAAGTCAGTCGTGACTTTTTGATGCTCGAATGGTTCGTACATAGGTCATCACTCATTGATGGTTAATAATATTAGCACAGCTAATATTTAGGATCAAATGCGGATTCTTCTACCGCAACTTCTGCAGTTATTTGGCCAGTCGCCAATACGCCATTCAGGTAGGCACTTGCAGTAAGCAAGCCTGCTTTCTTCTTCAAAGCCGTAGTGGCCTGACACTTTGATTTTCTTTGGTGAGAGCTGTAACAACTCACGTTTTGTTAAGATCATTTATTAGTCCTACTAATATCAATGCTCAATAAAAACTACTGGTTGGTCACTAGACCAGCAGTAACCGCAGGTGGTGCAGCTGGCTGTTTTACCGAGTTGCTCTGGACATATAACACCGTGTTCAAGGTATTCTAGATCTCTTGATTCGACAACATGAGCGCTAAATTCTGTATCCCAATCGTCTGAAAATCTGATACGGAAACGATCTGAGTGGAGTCGGTTTACGTTGTTGATCATATTACCTAACTGAGAATCTGCTGTGTGATGTGTATAGCCAAACACGCGTAGGTTCTCAAATTGATGTAGCCACAACTGCCATTGAACGATGTACTTGCCGTCGTAGAAGTCGCCCAGGACATGTAGTCGTACGACGAAACCATCGGGATGCTTGTCGTTAAGCTCTGCGAGCTGCATCTCTAAATACCCAATAAAGTTATGGTCGTTGTGATCAAAGCGATGAGCGAACGGCATGTTGTCACCGTAGCAGTTGTCCCATTGCAGACAGTCAGATGGGCACGTAGCGCGCTCTTCTAGTGACAGCGAGTACATGGTCATGCCTTTCCACATCTTGACGGATACTTTATCGCCTAGCTTTTTGTTTTGTTTGCCTCGCTTTAACATGTTGAGGCTTGGCGGCTTGACGCCTTTGAGGTATCTCGTCTGCGGCGGGCGCAGATTTTTTACTGGGATTAGGTTCACGGCTAAGGATGTCATCGAGGATCTCCTGTCTGTATTCAGCGGCTGTTGTCCGATCGCACTTTGTCATGATCTTGATCTCGGACTTCTTCAAACGGTGTGTACTCCACACTGTCGCTTCTGCTGGATCGGTTACGAGCTTGTATTCGACTGCGCTCCCATCGCGTTTGTAGTACATTTGCATCGTCAAACATCTCCTTTATATGTCCAGTAAGTAGCTCTTTATAGGTCATCTTTTGTCTCCAATTCATGTACCTCGTCGCAGAGATCCAGTGCTTTGTTGATCGCGGTTAGTGCTTCGATCTCACGGCCCGAGGCCAACATGGTGTGCATAAACTCGATTTGAAATCTGATACGTTCTCCATAGGTTCGTGATTCATGGCTAGCACTTATCTCTTTCATCTTGAATGTCCTCGTCGATTGGGGTTGGTTCGTCTGCTTTTTCTTCTGATATTTTCCGAAGAAACGTGAATATTTCAAAAAACAAAACAGCGTTTAGTAGTAGTCGGAGCATTATCTGGTCCTTAAAAATGTCGGTTAGATACTTTTTTATGCGCGAAAAAAAGCCCCATTAAGCAAGGGGGTACGCTTAGTGGGGCAAAGTCTTACATCGGAGGGGAAGTAAGTTGGTTAGTCGACGCCCCAATGACACTCGGGGTGGTCGCCTTTACGGTATGAACACCACCTGCAACTGTCTTTGCTAGGTGTCGGATCAAATTCTGTAGCTGTAGTCATTATGACTGCTCGCTTGTGCCAGCCTGGAGCGAACTGCATAGCTTGCTCTCTGCTGTATTGCTTCTTGGTAGTCTCACCTTTATCGAGATACCAGAACTCAACTTGTACAAACTCGAGTTGTGGGAATCGAAAGAATGTACCAATGGCGTATAGCAAACCTTGTTGGCTGTGTGCTATTTCGTTGCCCCACTTTTTGCCTGTCTTGTAGTCGATGACTCGTGCTGATTGTTCGTCTTCATGTACAAGTGCATCTAGTTTGATGCGAGCCCATGTAGCAGCTTCCATCCATCCGACTGGTTGCCAGTCAAGATCAAAGCCCCATTCACCTTCTAGCTCAACTTTTGCATCGATAAAGCCAGCGCGCAGCTCTTCGAATTCGTTTTTAAACTTTTTGCATGAGTCGGGGAACTCGCCAAGCGTACCGTTGACGTAGTCTTCTGCTTCTTGGTGAATCATAGTGCCGCGTTCTGCTGCGGCACCTGAAGGCTCTCGTATTTTCTTTACTTTCTGAATGTACGATCGGTAGGGGCAATCTTCGTATACTTTTAATGCGGAGTAAGACCAAGCCCTGAGCGGACCTAGTTCTTTTGGCTTTTCCATTGGCTTGTTGCCATCTGGTCTCGCATCCTGAGTAAGCTGAACCATTTGAATCCTTCTATTTTGTTCTATATTATTAGTTTAACTAATATTTATACCGTAAGCAACTTACGGTCTTGTTCCGTGAAATATGATTCTTGCAATCGCTTAAGTTCTAATTCGTTTGACTGCCACGTAGTAACAACTCCGCGTATTGGATTTGTATCTCTAGCTGCTCCGTGTGGGCGTTTACGTTCTGTTTCAACGCCGTTTCTACTCATGCGTTTTGTAAACTCTCGCTGTGACAAGCGTGGATTTTGTTCTGTTTGTACGTGGAATACAGTACGCAGATGCTCCATTGGGAGAACCATATATGGGTGCTCTGCGTGGGCAATCCATGATTTAACAAGTCGCTGCGCTGCTTCAATCTCGTTGGAGTGCAGTACAGTTGCTGTGTTGATATCTAATATGTCAGTAAAGTAACTGAGCTTGCCTTCTTTAAGTGCCTGGCAGAACTCTTCAAACACAGACATTGATACGTTACGCATCTGCTCTTTAGCAAGGTTGTTGATTGCAGTCTTAGCTAAGTGGGCATCTACTTTGTATGTCTGCATAAGACCAGCAAATTCATACAGTTCTTTCTCTAGCTTGCCTGAGTCTAATTGCTTGGCAATGCCTGGAAACTTATCGAGCAGCTTTTCTTCTTGTTTAGGTGCAATGTTGTATCGGCGATCTCCCGTTTCGATGTTCACTGCATCTACTCGGTTCGTTAAGAACAAGTAGTTGGTGTAACTCTCGACTTCTACCTGATTGCTACGCATGCCACGTATTGTGATCGTAGGTTCAGTGATCTGGTTCTTTAGTTTGTCTGCCATCTTACCTGCGCTAGATGATGCTGAAGCCATATGGAACTCATCAACTACCAGGAATAGCGCATCTCGCATATACAGATTGAACTGTTCTTCCATGCTTTGCAGAAACTTCATAGGCACATGTGGTGTGCCAAACAGTCCTCTGAGTATCTTCGAATAAAAGATACCTTTACCAGTACCTTGTGTGCCTGTCAGTACCCAGGATACGCCCGTCTTTTTTCTAGTCTGGTAGATATAAGCTAACCAGTTAATAAAGCGTTCGTATTCTTCATCACCATTGCCAAGTATGTGGTAAATGATGGTATATATCAGTGGGCAGGTGTCCTTTATCCGTTGCCCGTGGCCTATCTCTAACGGTGTTTGCGGCGTCTGCGCATTACGCACGTAGTCGCTTCTTTGATACGTGTTGACGTAGTAAGGCACTTTGTTGAAGTTAATAGCTTCTTCATTAGATGTCGGGTCAAAGATAACGCGTCCGTCTGGTATAAAGTCAGGCGGAACTTTCCCGTGATTCATAAAAAAGTCTTCAATGTTCATCTTGCTAACAGGTGTCAGCGGGTATTCTTTTGTAAACTGCTTGGTATTTGGGTCATATACGCCGTTGAAAAAAGTATCTGTCGAGTAATCACGTAAAACGATTGGTTTGATCGCATGTCCTACTTCTTCAAGACGCTCTTCGTAACGTTCGAATATAGATACATAAAAATCTTTGTCGGCTTTCTCGATCTCAAACAGTGGTTCGTCTTTGAAGTTGTACATGTACGTTGGCTTGGACATGTTGAAGTAGTACGCGCCAGAGTCTCCGCCGTTGATGTTGCAACGTATGTACGGGAATGAAGTCTCGTCAACAATGGCTATAGCCATCTTGTCTGGATTAGATAGGACTTCTTCTGTTTGGTTATCAATGGTTGCTACGCGGATCTTAGTCTGGCGTTTGCTGAAGCCTGCTGCATCGCGCAATGTGTCTTTGTGCTTTTGCGCTTTCTCGTGGCAACGTTGAGGGCTGATGTCAGACATCAAGGATGCTAGGTCGAGTGTCGGTTGCCCACGGTCTACTTTAACTATTCGATCATCGTCGGAATCAAATGGGTCTAGCCGCGTTGATTCAAAAGACGGTGGTGATATAAATATGATCTTTGAGTTGTCAGCTACTGAAGTGTCTAAAGGATACTTTAATGATTGCCCGTTTACAGACAGCTCCATTTGTTCGTTGAATACATCAGACTCAAAGTTACAGTCTTGTAGCCATAGCTTTACTGATTTTGCTGGCATGGCTACTGAAAGAAGCATAAAGATATGCATAGATATCTTGTCGCCTTTAAGACCCAAACTTGCTGAGGCTTGCGCGACGTAACTTATGTCTCGCAACTCAATAGGTAGTTCTGCAACTATTTGATTAGCGAGAAACGTGACGTCAGTATTAGATAGTTTGTCACCTGTATTAACAGCCTTTGGTAAACGTATGCCGTCAATGTCTAGCACGAGTAGATTTGTTAGTTCAGTACGGTTGGTTTGTCCTGCGCGAGATTCGTCTACTAAGTCACGTTTTAGGTTGCCTTTTAGTAGGCAGTGACCTTTTGCTCCATGCTCTCGGATTAAGTTTTCAAAGGTTTGTAAGCCGTCAGCATCAACAGATAACTTGTATTGGTGTGACGTAACTGCTTTTACGTGCGGGTATGGTTTAAACCCACTGACTTTTGAGTAGTGCTTACTAAGCGGGAGACCGTTAGTGGCCTCAAGAAAGGTTATTCGCAATTTAAAGCTCCTCCTGAGCCTTCAACTGACGTACTTACTGCAAGTAGGCGCAGGTTAAGTAGATAGGCGTCTAGTCTTCGGGCTTGTCATACACCTCTCGCCGATCAATTTTTATATCTTGATCAGCGTCAAACGCGAGGCGAACTTGGTTTCTGTCGATTTTTGAAACTTTGACCGCAAGCAGAACCTTGTCGTCTTGATGGACAACGACAGATTCATTTAGTTTTCTGGTCAGAACGAGTCTCGACATTTTATTTACTGTACTCTTTTGCGTATCCGCCTTCGGCATCTAGAGGTAGATCGCGTGCCCAACAAGGCGGTATGCACATGTCGGTGATAATCTTTTCCATTGTAGCATCAGGCTTAATATTAGTACCAGTAATAATTATTTCATCGTGTACTGTAAGGGCAACGTCATGCTCTTTATCGAGCCTTAACATGCTGTCAGTAATAACTATGCGGGCTAATGCTTGGATTACGTTTTCTGTTATGCGTCCGCCGTACGTGTATTCAGTTTTACGTGAGTCGTACATAAGGCCCTGGCTAGTAGAACGTAAGTTGTGATATCTGAGCCCTAAGCCATTTGGCAGTTGTAGAGTGTTGTCGCCAACGGTCAGTGGCCCGTACGTGTTGCCCCAGTTGTCTGAATGCATAGTCTGTTTGAGTAAATCTTCTAGTTTGCGCCAGAGTCTTTGTATACCTGAGTATGTACTGCGGTACGTATTAACAATTTGTTTAGCTTTTTCCAGCGTAAAGTGGACTGGCGGTCCCATAGCTCCAGCTTCTAACGTGTCTTTAAACTTCTGAGCGCCCATACCGTAACCAAGCCCTAAGATAGCTGTCTTGCCTACGAAACGTTCGATTGGATCGTCTTTCTTGTTAATGGGTCGCTCATAAATTTTTGAAGCAAAGTTACTGTATATGTCGTCGCCGTTGCGGAATTGTTCTACTAGCTCGGTCTCGCCAGCTAGCCAAGCAAGCATGCGTGCTTCGATATTAGATAAGTCAGCGACAAATAGTAAATTATCGTCTGGGGCGACAATACATTTGCGTAGCTCGCCGCCTCGAGGGAGGTTTTGCATGTTGAGTTTGTCGGTGCCGCCAAAACGTCCGGTGTGTGCCGCATAATATCTAAGAGGGACAGGTAACCAGTCGTCTTTCCATGCAGCTTCTAAGAAGCGCTTTGCCCTGGTCTCGGTTAAGCGACTCTTTATAGCAATGCGCGCGTCCCATACATGTTTGAACTGTGGGTACATGTTCTGCAGTTGGGTAAAGGCTTTGTCATTCTTCCCAAGGGCTGGGATGTCTTTGCCTGTTGTTGGGCTGACCTTTGTTGGTGGTACGAGGCCCAGCTCGTAGATGTACTCAGCAAATTGTTGGTTAGAGCTGAGGATTTTGCGGTCGACGCCTGCTGCAGCAATAGTTGTCTCAGCGTTCTCGAACTCTTGTGCGTGGTACGTTGCCAGTCGTTCGCGGTCAATCTTTAGCTTGGGCTCGCAGAACATGCGGCAAGTGAGATCAATCAGATCAAGTTCGCTTAGCGGCATTCTGTCAGTCCACTTGCGATAGATGGCGTAAGTAAGATCGACATCCTGTATGCAGTAGCCAGCGATAGCTTCTTCTAGTTCAGGGTCTAAGTCGTAAATACCTTTGGCATTAGCTAGCTCTTCACCTTTACGCATTGTCTCGTCATCAGGGAAACAACGTATAGATACGTCTTTCAAACGAGCGCTTTGTCCTGGGTACAAGCCGCGACTCATTGCAGCGGTATCTACGTAGTACTTTGGTGTGACACCGTAATATTGCGTCAAAATATAACCATCGAATGGCGTGTTGTGGCAGATTGCCACAGCTTCCGGCCAATTTATGGCTAAAATGGCCGCTTCAGCTTCGTCTTCTCCATACCACTCTGTTGCATCATGATTTATCTTGATGCCTACGCCCCACACTTTGAACAGGTCGTGGCTGACGTACTCCATCGTAGTCATTTTGGTTAATGAAAGGTTTTTGTCGTAATACGTTTCGAAGTCAAGAGTTACTAGCATTAGAAAGGTAGCTCCGAGTTAGCATCATCACATTCGTACTGCGCCATTATTTCGCCTTCGATAGCTTTGAAGCGGGCCTTTAGCTCGTTATAGGCTTCAGGCATTCGCGACTTCATCCATACCGTTGCATAGGTATGAAATTCGGGGTGTAACTGGTCTTCGTCTAGATCAGGTATAGCTTGAAAGAAATCTCGTGTGTTCATTTAAGCGCCCTCCAGGGTGAAATATTTCTAAGACTTTGATCTTTCTTTTGAATGCTTTTAGCTCTTCATGAGTAAATACATAAAGGTTTCGGTGCATGTCACACGCTATGTAAGCGGTCTGACCTAATTGGTTTTGTATGAAATGGCCTTCTTCGATTGCACCTTCGATGTCTGTCCAAGCGTTAATGATCATTTGTGATCACTTTTTGACTATTGTTGGGTGTTCTAGCTCAGATTCGATAAGGCGTTCGATGTACCAGATAGCTTTTCGGAGATCTTCGATTGGCTTACCTTTGTACGACATTCTCCAGATGTACTTCAGTGCGTTACCTTTGCAGTAACCTTTGAAGGCGTCGGGTGTCATTGACTCTTGAATTGCGTCGATACATTCGATGTTCCCAGCGTTGTAGTGCTGGGGTGCTGATACTGGATCGTTGGTTACTGGAATGTCTTCGTATTCCCACGCTTCTAGACCAGTTTTGGGTGTAATAAAAGGCTGGTTGACGATCTTATTGGTGGATCGATCCCATTCTTGAGGTGTTGCGTCGTTTATACTCATCGTACTCTCCTAGTAAGAGCGAAATAGTACTACCGCTAATATATTAGTTCAAGTATTACAGCTGAATGTACGTCGTCTGTCCCCAGGGGGCCTCGTGACGTTCTGTTGAGACCCATAGAACTGGGTACATTGGTTGATCACCGAAGTCGTGTGACTCGAGGTCGGTAAGATACACAGCTGCTTCTACTTCCGGATAGTGTTCGTTGATGTAATTAAAAGCTGGGCTGAACGCAGTGCCTCCACCGCCCTTTACGGGCGTCATTGGAAACTGGTCGTCAGGCATAACTTCGTCAACGTGTGCGACTTCTGTATCTACATGGAGAATGGTCATTTGAGATGGTCGTAGCTCTGAATGAATAGCTGACATCTCGCCCATGAACTGCTCCCAGTAGTCAGCGCATGATCCTGAAGAGTCGATGATGACTGCGACGTGACCTGCAGCTTCGCTGAGCATGCTTGGTAGATACTCGTCTTCGCTGATGTACGCGCGGTTTGGTTTGCGCCAGCTGTAGTCGTCTCGACTGAGTGACGTGCAAAACGGCCAGAGTACAGTCCGCCAGTCGACGACTGGTTTGACGATGTCTTGAATGAAGCGTTCCATGCTGCCTGGGAGTTTGCCTGCGTTTTTGGCAACCTCTGCGGCTTGGGTTACAGCTACTTGCCAGTCGGATTCCATAGCGGCGTTGCTACCAGCTTGTACTTGGCCTGCGCCTGCATCCATGACCATGCCCCACGGGCACTGCTTGGGTGGGTTGTCTTTATCGAGCTTGTTGTAGATAGCCTCGGCAGTCATGTTGTCGTACTGCTTATCAACGAGACCGCCTTCGGGTAACACAAAACCACAGTCGATAAGATGGTTGTTGATGGCGAAGTCTGTCGCTACGTTCCATAACTTGTGGTCACGTTGCTGTCGACGAGTCATATGGTTGAAGACACAGTGCATGACCTCGTGAGCAATGAGACCTTTGCGTGTAACGGTGTCGAGCTTACCGATGAACTTACTGTTGTAGATAAGCCGCGTACCATCGGTAGCGGCTGTATCACAGTTGTCATCGTCTTGTACCAACTTGAGTTTCAACGCTAACGTGCCGAAGAACGGCTGATCCATTAGCAGTTGAGCCCGAGCTTTGAGCATGTCGCTTTCAGCAGACATATTAGCCTCCTAGCATTTTGGCTGTGAGTACGGCTTGGTTGGCGATGGTTGGGTCGAAACAAACTTCTTCTTTGATTGCAGCAGCGCGTTCTGCCCTGGTCACCTTGACGTGCATCTTTTGGATCTTGTCACTAGGTATGAGTGACTCAGCTGCTGGCCAGATTTCTAGAAGCTGCTTGAGTGTTGTGACGTTGTTTACCAGATCATGGATACTGCTCTCATAGTTGTGTTTGGACATTCTGTAGTCTTTGTCAGCTTTTTGGTGCGCGTCGAAGTACTCAATGATTTGAGTTTTGTCTTCAATACGCAGGTCATTGATCCATACAGTTGGATCACCCCATCGGTGGCCAGCACCGTCTATTACTAAGTAGTTAGTGAGGGGGGTATCGAACTTAATGGCGGTGTTTTTGTAGTCATTATTGTGATCACTAACAACGCCAGCCAATGTCTTTATACGCAAGTCGATGCCTGTTACAGCTTCTCTTGGGGAATGCGGCAGGATGTTTTGTCCGTAGCGAGTATCTTTATCTACCCCGCGTTCTTCGCCTAGCTTTTTTATGTCGCGTAGATATGTTTGTTCGGGGCTATCTACTATTGCGGCGCGGACTGCGGCTACATATTCGTTGTTTGGTTTGGGTCGGGGGTTTGCTAAGTCGTACGCTTCTTCTGCTTTACGACGGATGTCGATGCGTAACTCGTTAGTCATTCTTACTGAAGCCATGTGTATTCTCCTATAGAAGTACGTCTGCGTTTTCTTGAGTCCATTTGGTGAAGTGCTCGGATTGCATGAGCGTACGGTCCTTCGCAAGTGCGTCACGAAGTACGATGACCTGATACTCAGGTGGCATGCGTTTCGTGTATT